ATCCGATGCCATTACCAGCACCACATCCCAGGCCGCGCAGGTGCTACCTTAGAGCAAGCGCGACTCCTGAGATGGCGCCAACAACGAACCCTACGCCGGCCCAGAGCACAGTGCTGTCGTACCAGTGCCTCTCGGTGGCACGGATGAGTGCATCGGTGACCTGCTGCTTCTGCGCTCCCAGCTTCTCGACCTCCGCCTGGCACCAGGGCAAGGTAGCCCGGATGCACTGGATGCCGTCCTTGGCCCATTGCGTGGGCAGGAGGACGCCACTGCAAGGCACGCTGACCTCCTGCGCCTTGGTGCATTCCTGTGCGTGCACCGGTGCCGCCACCAGCGCCAGCGCCACAACTAGGGCTTGTACACGTCGTTCCATAGGTCAGCTACCTTTGCCGGCGTGTCCGCCCGCTGAATCTCCTGCTTGACTGGCCCGAGCGCCTGCTGCTTGGCCACAGCAGCGCCGACAGGGTCCGGGGCCTTGGCCGCGCTTCGCGACACAAGCCAGCCCACTGCGCCTCCTAGAGCGCCTACGAGGAGCACAATACCTGCCACGAGTGCGTTACCCTCCATGGTTCTGCACTCCCTTCAGGTCGCTCTTGGTCTTCGGCCGCGCGTCCTCAATCTGCTGCGCGAACAGCTCCGCCACCTTGAGGTTGTCCTTCCACTTCAGCCGAGCAGCGAGCAGGGCCAGGCCGACCATAAGCCAGTCCGCTAGCTGCGACGCCAGCATCTTGGCAAGGTCCCCATCCATGTACCGGGTCAGCAGACGGGCAAGAGGCAACGTGGCTAGCACTGCGAGGATGGCGAGAAGCCGATGGAACTTCTTGGGCTTGGGCATGGGCTGCCTCCATTGCAGGTCAGGGATGGGTGTGATGTAAGGGTACAGGTTAGGCTCTCAAGGAAGCAAGAATCTGCTCCGGACACTCGCACAATAGCGCAAGCTGCCGGCTCAAGTCCATAGACGTCACAAGCGGCGTACCGGGCGCCTTACGGTGCTTCTTGACGTACGCCACGAAGTCCCCTGTATCGAACGCCTCCATGCCCCCGAAGAACCCGCTGTCACTGTACTGCGCCTCGTAGGCGAGCTTTGCAGCGCGCGCGTCGGGGAATCCGATCATGCACTTGTCCTCGTCCCACACGTCCCACGACGGGGCCTTACGCTGGTGCACAACGTAGACCTCCGGCGCAGTTGCGATGTTCGGGCCCAGGTACACGTCTAAGTCGTCACCGTCCTCTCCAGCCACCTTTCGGATGTAGCCGTAGTCCCAGTGCATGAACGTGCTCCAGCCGGTGCCGACGCGCCAGGAGCCCTTGGGGTTCTCTATGTCGATGGTCAGGCCGAACCAGCGCTGCTTGCGGGTGATGACGCCCTCAGGGATTACGGCGCCGGCCTTCTCGGAGTCTTCCGGGATGTACATGGGCTTAGACCTCAATGGATGCAAGCACCGACTTGCGCAGCGCTACCGACTTCTGCATCTCCTGTGGGCTGTCGAACAGCGCGGCCAGCTCGTCCTCGCCCATCTCGGGGGCGTCGTCGGGCGGCGGCTCTGCGCCCGGAGGGGCCTGCTCTACGCCGAGCTGCTGCATCTGCATTTGCTGCTGTTGCTGGGCCTGGGCTGCAATGTTCTGCACAGTGGACTGATACACGCCGTCGATGGGGCCGTTGTTGGCCGCTTCGCTGTCGAACGCTTCGAGCATCTCGAGGGTGCGCACTTCGTTGACTGCCATGTAGGACCGCACCGCTTTGCCGTAGTGGTCGAGCTTGACGGCCTCGGTCGCAGAGTCAAAGCCTTCTAGGGAAATCTCGAAGTCCTCGTCCAGCAGGTGCACAATGCGGCTGTTCAGCAGGTTCTCGATGAACCGAACGCTGGGCCGCAGGCCTCGCTCCTTGGACGTAGACACACGCTCGCCTTGGGCGCTGCCTGAGTTGAAGCTGCCTGGAGTGGCCATTGTGAAGCCTAACTCCGTAGGATCCATACCGAAACAGGCGCAAACTACCTTGACCAGGAAGTCAATCCACTTGGAGTATTCCATCTCCTTGTTGTTATTCGTCAGACCGTGCCAGGCCACCGACTCTTTCTGGTTCGGGTCCAGCTTCATGGTCAGGACGCGCTGTGCGTTGCCGGCGCCCGTCATCATGGCGCGGAGCTTGCGCTCGGACTGCTTGAACACCTGGTCGTTCATCGCGGACGTGATCGCGAAGATGCCCGCGGCGTGGATGCCGTTTGTGAAGTTGCTGGCGTTGTAGGTCGTGGCGTTGACCATCTGCGTGATCGTCATGGCCGCCTGCTCCAGCTCCGGGTGGCCGTAGCCATTGAACTGGATGCCGGTGCGAGGATTGCGCACGCCGAACATGAAGTGCGCCTGGTCCCAGGTGGCGAGGACCTTGTTGTTTTGGACCTGCACATACCCGGCCTGCGGGTCGCGCTGCAGGCTGCTCCACTCCGATGGCGTGAGCTTGGCGCGGCGGATGGTCTTGGCGTCCACGGCCAGGAAGCCCGCGGGCTTGCCGTTGTCCGCGTACACGATTTCCGAGCAGAGCTGGTCGTACACAAAGGAGTCCCGGGCGACCTTGCGCATCCAGGTCTCGAGCGTGCCGTTCTCCGAGATGCGGGGGTCGCCGCAGGTGTAGAGCCACCGGGCGATTTCCAGGGCGCGCTTCTGTGACGCGGCGCTGGTCTTCTGTCGCGGGTCGCGCAGCTGCACTCGGTAGCCTATGTCGAACCGCGACCGCTGAGGGGAGGCGTACTCGGCCAGCTGATTGATGCGGGTGCTGATGATCGCCTGGACCATCGGAACACTGGCCAGAAGGTCAAGTGCATCGTACGAAAGGGAATGTCCGGCTGTTCCTGGGTGCTGCCTGCCCAGGTTCTCCGGGCTGAGCATGTTGTACGGGTCCAGAGGGTCGAGGTCCCGCGCGTCGGGCTCTTGCTTGGACTTGTACGCCAGGGGCGGGGCTACTGCGATGCGTTGGTCGATTTCCTCTGGAGCAGCAAGAGACAAGGTCTCAGGAATCTCCGGGCCTACCGCCTTTTTGATGTTCGTCCACAAGCCCATAGAAGCCTCCAATGCGCAAGGGTAGCATACCCTGTTCGTCCAAGTCTAGGTACCGCCACCCGTTGCCTTAATCTTGGGAGGGTGCTACATCCAGTACTTGGGCAACTCCCCGGGCATCAGGAAGCCCATGCGCTGCTGTAGCTCCTCAAGGTACTCGTCCCTCTCTACGTTACCCTCGTGGTCCACATACTCGCCGCCTCCGGCCACGGCGTAGGTGAACGTGTCGTCCTTGACGTCGTCGAAGTACTGCAGCGCCTGCGATGTGGCGTCGACCTGGTCGTCGTGTGTGACCTGGGGGAACAGCCAAAGCTCCTTGAAGTAGTCCGCCAGCCAAGGGCAGTTGTCCGTCGGGAACCACACCTTGTTCGTGTGGAACCACGGAGTCTGCTTGGACATTCGCACATACTTGTCGTCGTGCGGCTGGATGCGGAGCACCTTGAACCCTGCCCGCTCGAGCTTGCTTGCCAGCTGGGAGCCAGACGCGGCGTCTTCCAGGAGCGTGAGGTCGGGGCCCCACTGGGGCACGAGCTGGAACACGGCCGGCTCCAGGTCGGCGTACTCCATGCGCTTCTTCCACAGGTCGAGCAGGTAGATGTTGTTCTGCTCGCTCTGCCCCCACAGAAGAAACACCGAAGGGTCGTTGATTTGCTTTGCCTTCACCGCTGTGTCACCACTGAGGATGAGGCGCTTCATCTTGGGCAGTGTCCTGTTCGTCTGCCACTCGGACGTGTAGGAGTAGCGATTCTGGCACCACTCCTTGCGAACCAGGCCGCCGCCGGCCGGCACAGGAGACTGCCCGTACTGCGCCGCGTACTGCTCGGGGAGCATGGTGGTCTTGAGGCTCTGCACAACCTCCTGGGAGAACTTCTGCGGGAACAGCAGTTCGCCCTCGACGGTTCGGGGGTCTCCTGGGTACGCCTTGTTCGGGTCGTACTCCATGGGCAGTTGCAGGACGTGGTAGTTGCCCTGGGCGATCAGGCTGCCAGCGAGGTCCTCCATGTGCACGCGCTGCATGATGACGATCTGCTTGCCGGTGGCAAGGTCGTTCAAGCGGCTGTTGAACACATTGTTGTACCACTCGCGTACTTCTTTGACGAGTTCTAGCTGTCTCTCTGGCGCGGCCAAGAGGATGTCGAGTAGCTTATGCGGGTCGTCGACGATGGTCTTGTCGCCGCGCTTACCTGTTGCGCCACCACCTACCGTCACAACCTGTTTGAAGCCGCCCCGAGAGTTCTCGTAGAACGTTTTCTGGTTCTGGTCGTCGGAGAACTTCCAGGCCGGGCGGCCGACTTCGGTCAAGAGCTGGATGAGCTCCTGGTACTTCTCGGAGTCGACGATGCGGCGGGCCTTGACGTTGTCTCGAATGGCGAGGGAGGCGTCGTAGGACGCGGTCAGGGTGCGCTCTTCCGGGCGCGTTAGCCAGATCCACGGGTCGTACATGGCTGAAACCAATGTCGACTTCATCGTACCAGGAGGGATGCAGATGACGAGCTTTGTAATCTCCCCTTCCGCTACCTTGCCCAATGCTTCACATACGACGTCGATGTGCCAGTTCCACGTCAGCGGTGTGCCGGGCTCGATGACGTCCCATAGGTAGCGCACGAATAGTGCGTAGTCTCTGCGGATTAGCTCCGCATACGCCACACGCTGTTTATGGTTCCAGGATGGTTGCATTAGCCTGCTCCCTACGTCCCTACTACTTACTCGTCCGTGCTCAGGCGCTTGTTTGTGTCTGGTTTGCCTAGCCGGCACCTAAGAACTTTCGTAGCTCCTCCTTAGACATCCCCTGGATTTGCTGCGCGTCACCCACGTTCAGTGTCTGGTTCGTAATAGACACAGTGGGCTTCTTGCGCTCCTGCAGGGAGGGGTCGAGCTTGGGAAGCAGCCAGGCCGCGGCTCGCCAGTCAGGGTCCCTCTCCTCCCCGCCCAGCGCGGTGTCCACCACCACGTCGGTCAGGGCTCCGATGAGATTGGCCTTGGCCTGCCGCATCACGCGGGCCTTCGCCGGGTCGGCCTTGAGGAGGCGCTTGACGCTCGAAAGGCTTGCGCCGCACAAGGCACAGGCCCGAGGCAGCGTCATGCCGCGGCCGACCGCGGACAGGATGGCTTCCCAGGTCTCCTCCCGAAAAGGTACCTCCGCTGGGACAATCTCCACAGGAGGGTCCGGCTGGGCGGGCTGCAGCTGCTGACGGGCGCTGGCTAGGGCGGCCTCGAAGTCGAACTCCATTGTCATCGATCCTCCACTCGTCACGTTCACCTACGCACGTACCCGGTCCTGGCCCCCACTTCATGGTCCTGCTCCGGGGCTAGGGGGCGGTGTGGGCGCCAGCTCCCGGTAAAGGATAGCAGTCGCCTCCTCCCTTGTCTGCACAAGGTTTTCCGTGAACCAGTTGCCGGCCGCGTCCCGGACGCACCACCCCGAGCCAGGCACGAGGACGACCTCGCCGCGGAGCATGCCGTGCTCGCGGACCTGGGTGGCGGTGGTGGTGGTGGTCCAGTTCATTGCGCGGCCTCCTCTGTGCCCTAGAGTCCCAGGACGGCCGCAAAGCCCGCAGGCGGCTCCAGGGTCGTCTGAGCGTCCTCCCGAGGCGCCTGGGCCCCCTCGGGCTCCGGGAAGATGGCATCCTCCGGCATCAGGAAGCACAGCTCCTTGGCGACGTGGGCCCGCTTGTTCTGGTCGGGCGTGAGGATGGCCCGGATGACGCCGCCGCGGTGCGCCGCTTCGTCGAGCAGCACAACGGGAACCTTGATGCTCATCAGCGTCAGCCATGCCATGGTCTGCTCAGGGATGCCTTGACCGGGGTTGATCGGCTGCGCGACCACCACGGGGAATCCCATGGTCCGGGGATTCAGCGCGTTCACGACCACTTTGCTCCGCGGAGGGAACTTGTCGCCGGTGTACATGCCAAAGCGCCAGTTGCAGGGGGTGGCCTCCGGCGGACCTGGGCACCACTTGCAGTTACCACACGTACGATCTGTGTTCAATCCTTGTACCATTTCCTAGTTCTCCTTCTTGCTTAGTGACCAGGCGCTGTCCCCGAAGTGGATGGAACCAAAAGGCACAGCAGCGCACCTGTTCCAAGGCTTCGTGTCCGAGTGGTCATACTCTGTGACGCAGTAGGCCAATCCTGCGGTCATATCCACGCACAGAACCTTTCCCAGGAGTTTGCCCTGAGGGTCAAACACATGAACGTCCCTTGCGGATGGCCACGGGGCGGTGGCGGTTATCCAGAAGTGTGTATGGCACGCCTCACTGTTAAAGGCTTTGCTCAGGTCACTGGTCTCCCACCCCGGGGCGCACAGGAGGCAGTGTGCCCCGCCTGAGTAGGGGTGCACGACGAGACTCATCCTCTCACGCCACTGAGGGTCACAGCTGCACTCCCTACTGTTCTTCGGTACTGGTTGCATGTTAGGCTCCTAGTAAATCCGCCCGGTGCTGTACCCAAGTTCGTGCAAAAGCGCGAGCGCTTCCTTAGCGCCGTGCACGAACTCGGCCACCCAGCCCTCCTCCCGCATCCGCGCCAGGAAGCGCACCTGCTTGGGGTCCTCCGAGCCGCCGTGGACCCGCTTGAACTCCAGGGCAACGCCCCGGGCTTCTGGGCGCTTAGGCGGGCGCGTGAAGATAAGCAGATCCGGCGCGCCGGCCACCAGCCCTCGCTGCTTGGCACCCCGCGCAGCAGACTCCGTACGCTTGCCGTCATTGGGGATTGCAGCATACAAGATGCCACATTCGCCTAGCTGGCTGACAACGAGCGACTGCTCGGCGTGCTCGGAGGGGCATTTCTGGCGGGGGCGATACGGGATGTCCACAGGGTACCTCACACAAGACGTCCTCATTGTGGCACAAGCGCGGCAGGGCTGCAAGTGTTCCTGCAAGCTGCTGGAATCCGGGCGTTTATGGTTCAGTAGCCGACGGCTGGGTAAGTCCTAGGTGACTACTACATGCTTTGTAAACATTAAAACGTCTACATACAACGTAGTCTCTATCTCAACCCGAGGCGGCCATTCAGCTTTTTCTTACGGGGGTGTACTTCACTACATGCTAGAGCTGAACGCTATAGGGAGGTATTTTTTATTTTTCCACATGTGCGTTTTCCACATGTGCGTTTTCCACATGTGCAAAAAACGAAAATTCTTCTCTCACACGTTTGGACATATCAAGTAGTGATGTCAACCACAGAAAGAAAAAGCTGAGCGCGTACCGCGGGTTGTAAAGAGACTACGTTGTATGTAGACGTTTTAATGTCTACAAAGCATAGGGCAGTGTACTAGAAACGAGGCATTCTCTGTTTTGCAATCCATCTAGTGCCCCTCCCACAATGCTCGGCCCTCCGCACGGAGAGCTCGGGAACTCGTTTGTGCCGTCTTCCGGGCACATCTCTGCGGCATCTCTGTGTTTTTCTTGCGTAAGTTCGAGACCCTTGGCACTACTCACTTTGCCTTAGCGCAGCTTCTTGAGGAGTTTCAGGCACATCGGAGGATTGGTGGTTCCGGACGACTTTTGTCGCGGGAATTTCCAGGTGCGTTCTCCTTTTATATAATGAAGCCGCCCGGCAGCCCCTTTGTGCACAATGGCTAGTGCTCCTTTTAGGGACTGGGCACGTTCCTTTTAGCACTTGGGCATGTTCCTTTTAGGACCGAGGCGCGCTCCTTTTAGTTCGCACTAGAAGCATGGCACGCTCCTTTTAGTCCTCGGCCTTTCGCACAGCGTCGCACTGCCGTTCAACTAGCAGGCACTAGTAGGCACCCGCATCCTACTAGCATCGTACTCGCGTGTACTTGCGTGTACTAGCATTGTACTAAAATCATGGAGGGGTCGATATTTGAAATTTTTGCCCGGGTATAACTTTCACATCCCCCCGCCCCTGTGGGGCGCTGCCGATCACCTAGTCGGGCCCCTGCCCGGTGTCACG